CACTCTACGTATTTTACCAAACTTAAATATGAGGAACAGTATTGCTGCTGCTGACACTATACCTCCAACTACAATGCCAATCATACTGTTGTTTCTTCTAAGATACGTATAAAGTTTTTACGTTCTGCTAAGTAATCGTCCATTTCTTCTTCTGCTGGCAAGCCACCAAACATGTCAATTTCGTGACGAGCGCACGAATTAAGTGTTTGTCGAGCTTTAAGCAGTTTTTTGTAATGCCAGCGTATTGAACGTGCTGCCATTTCTGCACGTTGTTGTGTAATAAATAATTCAATGCTAAATCGTGCATCATACAGTTTGTCTTTAATTGCTTTAGTTGTATTAGTTGTTCTAAGCGTCATCATTGTCATTACTCCATATAGGTTTGTGGTTAAAAGTTAAGATTGTTTCAGTTTCTTGCAGTATATCGTCATAGTTTCCTTTGTTTTTGGCATCAAGTAACACAATGCGAGCATTGTTTACTGGATATTTAAGTGTTGCGTTAGGTACTGCACCATAGATTGTATGTACGTCTTTGTTTTCGATGTAAGACTGTATTTGTTGTGCAAGTCCTGATGGATACATTTTGAGTTGTTTTGCATAGTCTTCGAGTGTTTTAGTCATTTTGTTTCCTAGTTAACTGTCTTTTAATGACGGGGTTTACCCACGGAACCGCCCCGTCAATAAAAGACACGTTGCACTCCGTCGCTCTGTAGAGAGCGTGGGAGGTGTGTTTTGTTCTGGAGGTACAAAAAAACCCCCGAGCCGAAGCTCGAGGGCTGAAGTTGTTTGCTTAGGCAGTCGCTGCTTTGGCACGTTTTGCCCAAGACTCGTTGACTGCAGTTTTGCTTTTGTTGGTTTTTAGGGTAGTTGATTTGGCCTCATAAGGTGTCCAAGGCATGCCTTTGATGTTGTAGTATTCAGCAGCAGCGTGGTCACGAACAGTTTCAAAATCAACGATTTGACATTCACGTTCGTCACAAAAGTCATCGAGTTTGCTGAGTCGTGCTTGTGCTTGTTCTGCGTTTGGGTCTACGTACTGAGGGTGCTTTCCGTCGAGGATTTGAAAAGCTTCTGCTGTATATGTGGCTAAACCCTTTTTGGCCATCATAAGACCTTTGTGTGCGCCGTTAGCGAGAGCGTCCAGCATCCATCCTGCGCTATACTCAGGTGTTACTGGAATTCTAACTATAATATCTTTTCTGACTACTTTTGACATAATGTACTTTCCTTTACTAAATGATGCAGGATCTATCCTGCGGATAGGAGGCTCAAAAACATCTCCTGACAACAGGAAAAACAAGGGGTGGCGCAGCCACCGAAGGCTTGCCCCTTGTTTCCCGAAGGGTGGACGAAGGACATTCATGGTGTCTGGTGATTTATTGTGCCGCCGCAGGAAAGAGACTGATTTATTTAGTTAATGAAAGTTTTATGTCAGGAGTTGGCAAGAAAGATTAATATAGTTTAATGACAGTAATGCGTGTGGATAGAACATGATGAATGCGGAATACGTGACGTACACACAATGATGGGCAATGTTTAGACATGTATACAGCAGAAGGTGGTTTTCTGTACTGGTGGGTTTCTGGACTGCGTAGACACGAATACAGAAGAAGCACTACGACACAAAACGAGTGTACTGTGATGAACGTGAAAGTTGCATGTTTGCAAAACGTGTGCAATATCAAACATTAATAAATGTGCATTGACACGTTGAGGGCAAACTACCCTAATAACCACTAGGTAATAATAAAGAGACACAAGGAAGATAAACGTGCCAAGAGGCGTACCAAAGGTAAGAGAAGAACTTCTACTGAGTGCAGAGAAGTTGAATGACCGACAGAAGGCGTTAGTTGATAACATGCTGATACCGGGTACGACACAAGAAGCAGCAGCAATACAAGCAGGATATGCAGCTGAATCAGCACATGTACAAGCATCACGAACACTGCGGAAACCTCACGTTATAGCGTACATCAATGCAGTAGTTGCAGATGGTATACAAACACACAGCTTAACAGCGTTGAATGCAGTCTCATCTCTGAGTACGTCAGCTAAGTCGGAACTAGTAAGACTACAAGCAGGACAGGACATACTTGATCGAGCAGGACACGGCAAGCAGGACAAAGGCCCAACAGTAGGTGAACTAAACGTACACATTGATCTGTCATAAGGGGGGTACCCACATACGCTTGGCAATATATTGCACAGAACGTGGGGTGGGGTTAAAACTCTGAGTCTGAGCTACGCTATATCACCCATACACACACGATATTAAGTTTACAATCCAATCAAGTCTCGTATATATTATTTTTATGTAAATATATTGGGGTATTTATGAGCTTTCTTGCACAACTCGACTTTGATGATCTCCGTCGCCTACGTCAGGTAGTTAAACGTGTACATATGAGCGAGTATCCAAAAGAATTTCTTACAGATCACGAAGCGGATAAGGTTATTGAGGCTTTTGGTGAGGAAACCATGCAAACTTTGTTACGTGCTGCTGTAGATAACTCTGTTGCCGACAGTAAAAGTTACAGTGGCCTCTCTTAAATTTAAACCTGCTGGCTCTATACTGCGTGAATTCATGCGTGACCAATCTTTTGTACGTGGTATTCGTGGCCCTGTCGGTTCAGGCAAGTCTGCTGGCTGCTGTATCGAGATATTTCGTAGGGCTGGGGAACAAAAACCGCATACAGACGGAATACGCTATACAAAGTGGGCTGTTATACGTAATACTAACCCTGAACTGAAAACAACAACGATAGCGACATGGTTAGATTGGTTTCCTGAGAATGAATGGGGAAGATTTCGGTGGTCGCCTCCATATACGCACCACATAAAAAAAGGAGATATTGATCTTGAAGTCCTCTTTCTTCCTTTGGACTCACCAGAAGATGTAAAAAAACTTTTGTCTCTTGAAGTAACGGGAATTTTTGTTAATGAAGCAAGAGAAGTCCCTAAAGCGATTATTGACGGAGCGACAATGCGTGTTGGACGCTACCCCGGTGCAAATAAAGGTGGATGCACATGGAAAGGCGTTATCATGGATACAAACGCCCCCGAAGAAGATCACTGGTGGCCAATCTTATCGGGTGAATCGCCGTTACCAGAACACATAACAGTTGAACAAGCTCTTATGCTGGCAAAACCAGACAACTGGAAATTTTTTAACCAGCCAGCAGCCATGCTTGAAGACAAAACAGAGCATGGAGACTTGTCTGCGTATCGAACAAGTCCACACGCTGAAAATTTAGATAACCTGTACAAAGGTTACTATGAAAATATGATACGTGGCAAAATGAAATCGTGGATTGATGTCTATGTCATGAATCGATTAGGTGTCGTTGAAGAAGGCAAGATGGTGTATGAAGGTTTTACAGAAAAAACACATCTAGCAAATGCGCCTTTAGAAACAATACCACATCACGAAATTCTTATAGGCATGGACTTTGGTTTAACACCTGCTGCAATTTTTTGCCAACGACTACCAAACTCACGTTGGTTGATCTTGCGAGAGCTTGTTGCAGGAGATATGGCTGCAAAGCGTTTTAGCCGTGAAATTAAACACGTAATGGCAACATATTTTCCAGATCATAAATATCGCATGTGGGCTGATCCTTCAGGAGACTTTAGGGCGCAGACAGATGAAGTTACACCATTTCAGATATTACGTTCGTGTGGCATAAAAGCAACACCTGCTCCAAGCAATGATCCTGTTTTACGTATTGAATCTGTGTCAGGTCTGTTTGCACGTATGGTCGAGGGATTGCCCGGTGTGTTAATAGATGAAAAGCTATGCCCTGTTTTTGTAGCAGGTCTTAAAGGTGGTTATCATTATAGACGATTGCGTGTATCGGGTGAACGATTTGATGATAGGCCAAATAAAAATAGATACAGCCACATACAAGATGCTTTTCAATATGTTGTTATGGGTGCAGGAGAAGGTACGGCTTTATTGAAGTCATCTTCTTCTTTAAAACCTTTTGTTGCAAATCGTAAGTATAATGTCTTTGATCGTATAAAATCACGAAGAAGACAGGGATTAAGAAGTTTTGGATGATATTCACGACTACAGACTTAATCAATGGTACATTGCTTTTCGTAATGCAAAAAATGGGCATAGATGGCAAAGATGGCTAAAAAGTGGGTTTCAACATTGTTATGCTTTTACATATGATGCACAGGCAAAACGCTATATAGTTTTTGATCCCGGTTGGGATGGAATCACATTACGTGCATATCATCCAATAGCTTTTAGAAATATGCTTATTACAATAGCACAAACAGAAACAGTTTTATTATGC